CCGCCGCCGGGCCCGAGCGCCACGGCGCTCTGCGAGGCGGCGACGGCCTGGTACTGCGTCGAGTTGACGAAGATCGGGTAATCACCTGTTGTCATGACTTCCTCCTACTACCAACCGCGGCTGGCAAAGAACCGATGCCGCCAGTTGACGGCCGTCAGACTGACGAACGCGCCCGTCGTCTTGTTGAGGACGACCCACGTCGCCACGTTGGTGACGACTCCAATGACGCTCATGCTGAGGCGGCCGACCGACAGGACCGGCGCTCCGATGACGTTACTGGGATTGGTATAGACCGCGCCTTGGTGCATCTGGTCACCGACCGCATAGTTGAACTCGGTGGTGACGTTCTCGATGACCCAGTCGACGGTCCGAGGCGTCACCCCGAGATTGTGGCTCGCGCTGGCGGCCGTTGCCGACGCCGGCAACGTCGTCGCCCAAGCACTCTCGTACCGGCCATTGTAGGCATACATCGTCGCGCCGGTGATATTGCCGCCGGATGCCGTGATCTCGCCGAAGAAGACGATGTTGGTCTGGGTCGCGGTGGTGCCGTTGCCCATATAGCCGCGCATTTCGGAGATGTTGAAGGTGAACTGCGCGTTGGTGACCGCCGGCATGCCGCCCCACTGGTAGATCGGGGCGAGCGTCGTGATGCCGGGCGTCATCGCGCCATTGGCGCCGATCGTGGCGTAGGCGTAGACCGTCGAGCCGTTGGTCGCGTTCCACGACAGGTTAGAGGTCGTGTACCCGCTGGCATTGTTCGGCCGGCCGTCGGTCGTGAAGCCGTTGGCGGCCGAGGCGACCAGCGGATAGGTGCTCGAAAGATTCTGCGTCGTCAGCGTGAGACCCGAGATCGATGTCGGCCAGAAGGTCGGCAGGCCGGTGCTGTCGACCGGGCCGGTCATCACCGTCTGGCGGACACCATTGCCCAGCGCCGCGGCGACGGCCGCCGCGATCGCGGTCTGCGCGAACGCCGTGGTTGCCGCGTCGGTACCCGAATCGCCGGCCGTGCGCGTCGGCGCCTTCAGCCGGCCGGTGGTGAAGTCGTTCGTTCCCGAGAAGGTGTTCGTTCCCGAGAAGATGTTGTTGCCCGAAGCAGTGTTGTTCCCCGAGAGGAAGAACGCACCGAGTGCCGTGCACGCCGCTGCGGCCGACGTTGCCTGCTGCAGGAAGTTGTTGAACAGCCAGGTGGCCACGCCGGCGAGCGAGGAGACCAATGTGGCGGCATAAGGCTGGCCGCTGCCGTCGAAGGCCAGCGCCGAATTGGCGCGCTGGGCCGCCGCCGGCAGCTTGTTCAGAGCTGTGCCGTCCGTGGCCGAGATCTGCAAGCTGCGCCCGGTCTGGTCGATGAATCCTTGGACGACGGTGACGATGCGGTCGAGCGCCCGCTCGATCACCTGCGGCCACACCGCGCCCTGGTTGGAGAGCGTGGTGGGTTGGGTGCCGGCCACAACACGCTGGATGGTGAAAGTGGTGCCGGCCGCGATCGGGCTGCCCGGGTTGTAGGTGATGGTGCCGCCGCCTGGCCAGCCCGGCGCGGGAATCGCGGGCGCGCTGATCTGGTAGCCAGCAGGCGCAGGTCCCGGGCTAACTATCGTCGGGTTACCGGCGTTGTCGGTATAGGTCACGACCAGGTCGGCCTGATCACTGACATAGAACGCGAAGTCGAACGACGACTTGGTGCCGTCACCGCTATAGACGACGCGGGAAGATGTACTCGATATGGTCATACGCTACGCGACCTCTGAGTGTTGTTATAACCCCGCGACCCCGAATCCACCTAATTTGGTCATTAGAAGTTCAGATCGCCTCTTCGCGCAAAAGCGTGCCCCAGGTCGCACATCATTCGAACCAGCAAATCGCGTCCGTGGCGTGTCGTCCTTGAGCTGCCTCAGCGCCTCGATGGTTGGTGGCGTGGATCGTACCTCGCCCCGCTGGCGATAGTAGGCGCCTTCGCCCTGGCTCCGGATCTGTCGGCGGCCATTGAGGCACTGGTCGTTGAGCTGCCTGGCGCGACGCTCGATCTGCTGTCGCTTGCGCTATTTCACGACGGCTCTCGATGATCAACGAGGTTCAAGACATGGACGAGCGCCTTAGTAGGCGAAGCTCACGTCGCCGCCCAAGGCACCTCACGACGGTGCCTCTGTTCTTTTGAAGATGCCGTAAAATTCGTCCCGGATTTCCCGTGCTCGTTCGCGCGTCTCTCCCATCCTCGTATGAAACTCATGTTCATCCAAAGCTTCCAAGGCCTCGGCAATAGCACCAATCACGAATCCCAGGTCATCGCTTGAGAATGTGATCGTTGCCTCGCCAGGCTTGATGCTCTCCACACGCATGGTTCACCTCACTTTCGTTTCAAAATAGGCCCTTCCCTCGCTCGGCCTGAACACCGTACCACCATCTGGGTGGCGCGGATTTCGAAAGACGATTGTTCCGCTTGGATCGTGCCAATAGGCAGTCCGGCCCCCGAGCAGCCCAGCCTTCTTCTCAGTTGGATTGTTCATGACGTACTCAATGAGCTCCCCGAATTCCTCCGGCGAACGTATGACCGGGTATTCGGCCTGTTCCATGACATGCTTGTCGTAGGCATGACCCTTGCTGACGTTGCGGGCGATGCGCCTGGTCTCGTGCTGCTCAGGATCGTTCTCATTAAATGATTGCGCCCTCTGTTTCGATAGAATGTCCTCTACGATCGCCGGATCGAGCGGCGGCGGTCCTTTCTTGTCAGGCGGTCTGCGCGCGGCGCGCGCGGCCTCGTCGGTTGCCCGGATGGTCTCCGCCAGCGTCACTGCCTTGCCAAACGGCGGCGGCTCGTCATCAGGCTGCTGGGACTTGTCTTCGGTTTTGTCGCCAGTTCCCGGCTTCGGCTTCTGACCGCTCGGCTTATCCTTGTCCGTCTCATCCGACGGCCTGGCCGGTATGACGACGCCACCCTTCGCCATCACCTGGTCGGCCGCCTCTGGACCGATCGCTTGCTGAAGTTGGTCGGTGTCGATGGCTATCGTGCGCAGGCGGTTCGGCCCGACGAAGTCAATCTTCGCGTCGACCGGCACGCGCTCCCATTTGGCGCCGATGCCTGTGCCCAGCAGTCCGCCGTCGACGCGCCGTTCGATCTCTACCGTGCCCTGATCGGATGACATGCGGGCACGCAAGCCGTCGTCAAGGTCGATCGTGCTGGCCGACGACCCGCTTGGCATGGGGATGAGCATGAGCGGGGCTGCCACGGCCACCGCGGGTGCTGCCGCGGCTGCACCGGCGGCAAGCACCGGCGCGGCGCGAGCCGCTAGACCAGCAAGACGGCCCCCGGTTGATGCCGCGGATCCGGCCCGGCCGAGCGCGCCCGCTGCCGCGGTTGCTGTCGCAGCACCCGACGATTGGCCTTCCGTCGCAGCCGAGGCGGCCGCGAGCGCGGCCGGCAAGTCAGCCTCGCCCTGGCGGTACACCTCGCTGCCCGGCGCCGGCTCGGTGGCGGGGAAGCTGCCGCGCGCGTTCAGCCGGAGGTTGGCATCGACCGCCTGCTGCTCGTCCGGTGCGAGTTGCTTCCACAGAGCGGGCGGCGGACGGTCAGTCTGCGGACTGCCGTCGGGCCTGGGCCGGGTGACCCAGTCAGTGACGGCCTTACCGAGCCGCGCGTTCGCCTGCTCGATGTCGCGCTTCTGCGCCTCGAACTGCACATCGATCAGATGCTGATTGGTGGCGCGCTGGCTGGGATCGTCTACCCAGTCGGCGTCATTGCGTGCCGTTGCCGCGCGATGGGCGGCGTCCACGTCGGCCAAGAGCTTCGGGGCGTTGAAGACGACAGATGCCTGGGGTGGCTCCGCCGCTGTGATGCGCAAGACGTAATTGCGGCCGGTCTCGGTCTGATTGACGATCTTGATCTCGGGATCGAGTGAGCCGGCATCGCCCGGCGTGAGCTGGTCCCTCGCCCGGTCGTAGAGACCGATCGCCGAGTGGTTGTCGCCGGCGGAGATCGCCGCCTCGATGGCGCTGCGATAGACGCTCGAACGCGCGGCGGTTGCCCGCGCCAGCGCCGCCTCGGACTCGGGTGGCTCGTCAGCGGAGCGCAGCCCGACATTGTAGGCGCCGTTGGCGTGGACGCTGACCAGCGCCGGGTCGTTGTGGTTGACCGCAGCTTCGGCTTCGGCGCTCCTCAGATGATTGTCGGCGACGGCGCCCTTCCACGCCTCGCCCTGCTCGTCGAGGTGGCGGGAGAGGCCACGCATCGCCTCGCCGTGGTGAATTTCCAGGCGCTCAGCGAGCGTGCGATGCTGGCGGTCGTTGCCGGCCTGGGCCAGCGTGTCGTCCTTGAGCTTGCGCAGCGCTTCGATCGTCGTTGGTGTGGCGTGGATCGCCGCTTCGCCCTGCTGGCGGTAGTAGGCGTTGTCGCCCAGGCTCAGGATCTGCCGGCGGCCGGCGAGATACTGGTCGTTGAGCTGCTGCTCACGCGTGCCGTCGGCTTGCGCGAACTCTGCGATCACCGCCTCGGGTGGCGGTGGCTCGGCGTGGGCGGGCAGCCAATCGGGCCAGGTAAAGTCGGCCATCAGTTATACCCTGCAAGGTCCCAATCGCCGGCGGTACGCTGGTAATCGGCGTCGAGGTTGTAGCGAGAGCCACCCGGATTAGGCTTATCCGGGAAATACTTCAGCCCCTTGTCGATGAGACTCGATGCGCCGCCGAGCAACGAGGACCCGATGCCGAACGGCAGGTTCGCCATCGTGTTGGCGGCTTCCGCCGCATGGAGGTTGGCCTGGCCGCCATAGCCCGCGGCCTGCAGTCTGTAGTTGAAGGCCTGCTGCAGGGCGTTGTTGCTGATCGTCAGCGCATCGGTCTCGCCGGCGCGCCCGGTGTCGCCCAGGATGTCGAGCGGCGAGCCTGCGTTCACGTCGCCGCCCTGAGCCGCGAACGCGGCGCGCTGGCTGCCCATGAGCTGCGCAGTCTTGAGCCGCTGGCGGTCCTCCTGGGCCTCGCCCTGCTGCAGCGCGAGCTGGGCGTTGCGTTCGGCGGCCTGCTGGTTCATCCGCGCGATCTGCGCTTGGTAATTGGCGGCGGCGGCCTGTTGCGCAGCTTGCTGGGACTGTCCGGCGGCGGACAAGATGGTGCCACCGGCCGTGGCCGCCAGCGACGCGCCGGCAAGGACGGTTGCAGCGCTCACAGCTGACATGGTTGCTCCTTTCGCGAGACCAGCAGCTCGACCTCGTCGGTGAACTGTCGCTCGGCTTCATCGACATCCAGCGCATCGGTCGGGAAGATCATCGTGAGGTACACGTCGCTCTCGGCGATGAAAGCCTGTTTGCGGCCCGCGGCCGCCGGCACCACGTTGTAGCCGTTCAGCCGCGTCGGCTCGCCACCGATGTAGACCAGGGCATCGCCCTGCACGATCAAGAGCGTCGCAATCTTGATCAGCACGCCGGTAATCAGCACGCCCGCGGGCACCATCACCGTGCGGGCATAGAGGCCCGCATGGAGGACGTGATCAGTCCCGATCGGCACCTGCGGCAGCATGACGGCGATGCTTTCGAGCTCGCGTACTTTGCCGATCGCCGCCTCACTCATCGCGGGGATCGTCGGCCGAGAAAGGATCAGGTCAGCCATCGTCAAGCCTCTTGAAGAAGATTCGGTTGGTTTCGGCGTAGCCGACGCGCGGCAGCACGTAGAACAAGTCACCCTCGAACGGCGCGCTGACCAGCAACCCGGGTGAACCGAGCTCGCGCGCCTTCTTCTCGGCGGCGCGTAGCAGCCGAAGGCCAGCGCCGGTCTTGCGGTGCGCCTTGGCGACAAAAAAGCTTTCGGTGACGGCGACCAGGGCGCTGTAGTGCGGCAACGGCGCCTTCAGCACCGTGATGAAGCCGATCAACTCGCCCTCCTTGTGGGCGGCGATGGCGTGCAACAAGCCGCCGGCCTCGAGCTGACGGTAAGCCTCGACCTTGACCGCTGGGTCTGGCATTCCATCAATCGCCGACTCGGCGCCATACTCGGCCAGGAGTTCCCAGATGTTCGGCGCGGCCTCGAGGGCAGCGATGGTGATGGGCCTGATGCTAATCACCGACCGAGACCTCCGGCACGACGGCGAGGATGGTGCAGGGCAGCGGATAGCTCTGACGGATGAAGAGCCGTCCGCCGCGGTTCCATTCGGTCGGGATGCTGACCTGCCAGTCGCCGCTGTAGGGCTGCATCGGTGAACCTAGCATTTCGCTCGAGCGCTGCTTCACCTCGACCAGCAACGCCACGCCGCTGGCCGAGCCGACCGGCACCTCCTGCTCGATGCCAACCCGGATGCCGCGCGCGTCTTTCACGCGGATGGTCGCCTCAGCGATCTTCTTGGGCTGGCCCTGCACCGTGCCGCCTTGGCTCGGTAGCTCGAGGTCGAGCGTCGCCAGGTCCGCGGTGTAGGGCAAGCCGACCGTGACCTTGCTGCAGCTGCCATCGAGCGTGATCGCGCCGTCACTCACAATCTGGCTGGGCACCACTGAGCCATCACCCAGGATCGCCACCGTCTTGCCCTCGAGGTGGCCGAGGCCCGACACGGAGGTCACCGGGGCGCCGCTGTACTGCAGGCCGCAATCGACGAACCAGGCATCGGCGATGGTGCCGAACACGCGGTCGACCATGCGCTCGACATAGCGCTTGGTCTGGCCGTTGATGGTGCGGTTCACGATCAGGTAGACGGCGTCGATGTAGCCCCCGGCGCCGTCGGCCTCCGGGATCGTGCAGACGCTCTCGACCTTGCCGTCAGTGACGTGCCGGTGCCAGGCAAAGACCTGGTGCTCGGTCATCCAGGTGAAGCCCAGCATGGTGCCATCGGACCGCACGCACCAGACCACGCGGAACGGCTCCTCAGCGAAGGCCCATTCCTGGATCTGGTATTGGGCGCCGGTATCGTAGAGCAGGTGCTGGCTGAGCACGCTCATGTCGGAGCTCTGGTACTGATCCTGCAGCACGTCGAACTCGAGCGCCCGCACGCGGCTACCGCGTTCCTGAACGAACAGCAGGTCCTTGCCGCTCAAGATCGGCGGCACATGGCTGCAGCCATAAGTGCTCTGCGGCAGCGTCATGCACGACCCCGGCGTCAGGGCATTGGCCGAGGGCCCCGGCCAGCAGCGCCATTCGGTACCCGACGTCATGACCAGCATGTTGGTACCAGCCGGCACGAGGTGGCGGACTTCATTGACCTTCAGACCCGTCAGCGCCCGCGTGATGGCGTCGTCGTCCTTGGTTGGACTGCTCACGCTCATGTTGTTGAAGGCGCCCACCACCGAGAACCACAGCGTCTGCGGCAACGCCAGCGTGCCGCCGAAGACCTGGCGCTGCTGATAGTAGGTCGAGCACTGCGGGAAAGTGGTTGGATCAGCGGTGATGGTCGGCGCCAGCACGGCGCCGATGCCGACACCGTCGAACACCTGCGCGTAGGGGAACGGGAAGCTCGGGTTGAAGCCAAAGCCCGGGTTCAGCACCGAGGCGGACACCACGGCGCCGGCCGACACCGAGACCGCGACGGCCGCCCCGTTGCTGGAGCCGCCGGGCTGGATCACGATGGCGTAGGCGCCCGAATGGTAGCCGGAGCCGCCGGCCAGCACCGAGACACTGTCGATCTTGTAGTACGGCACGCCGCTGCCGCTGCCATCGTCGTACTGAACGAAATTGAGCTGCAGCACGGCGCCGCTGCCGCCGCCGTCGGTGACCTGAAGCATGGTGGCCGTGCTGTAACTGCGGCCCTGGGTGTTGACGTCTACCGACGTGATCTTGCCGCCCGAGACATGAGCCGTGAAGGTGGCGCCCGAGCCCGAGGGGTCGACGGCCGTCACGATCGGCGAGACATATCCCGAACCGCCGTTACGCACGGTGACGGCCGAGATGCCGCCGCTGCCGAACGGGTTCCGCTGCTCCGGCGGCGTGTTGCCGACATCAGGATCGAGATTGCTGTCGCTCCAGCTGTTGGTGGCGACCTGGGCGACGAAACCGAAGATCGAGCCCTTCTGCTTGTAGATGTTGTAGTTCGTGCACCCGGCGACCGCTGTCCAGGTGAACGACGTGCCGGTGGCCGACTGCGCGCTGGGCAGACTCTCCTCGCCGTTGCTGTCGTTGATGGCCGACACCACGATGATCGATCCGGAGCCCGCAGAGACAGCGAGGTTGGTCGGCGCCGGGGTGATGGGCGCGAAGGTGATGGCCGTGAGCTGCCATGCCGCATGGCCGGTGCGGGTCAGCTTCAGCGGCGCATACGACGGGTGGGTCAGCGTCATCGTATCGGCCGACTGCACGTACTTCAGCCGCGGCAGGTCGGCGTAGGCGTAGGGCGTCACCAGCGTGAAGCGGACACCCGGACTACTCTCGACGAAGCCCCAGGTGGTGCCATTGAACATCACCACCTGCATGGTGAAGTCGCCGAACACCAGCGCGTAGTTCTGGCCGCTCGGACTGGCGCGGAAATTGAACGGGATCAGCCGGTGCCGTTTGGTCGAATCGTCGACCTCGCCGATGAAGCGGGTACCCGGCCGGTTGCTGGCGCCGCCATGCGGATGGACGAGGAAATTGAGCATCGTGCGCGCGCCGACATGGAACTTGGCGAGATCGACACGGCCGTACAGGAACGGCGACAGCTCGCCGGCGGCGAATGACGGTTGAATCAGGTTGGTGGTCATCGGCCGATCGCCTGGCAGGCCTGGCCGATTTCGAGCGTGCCGTCGTCGTAGCCGCGCGCGGTGAGGCTCTCCGGCAGGTAGGTTCGGTTGAGACCGGAGCCCTCGTTCGCCATTTCGGCCGCGGCATCACGGATTGCGGCCTGGCGCATCTGCGCGAGCCGCACCAGCCGATCCTCCTTGCCGGTGAGCTCGACGCAGACCCGCATGGCGAGGTCATAGGTGAACGCATCGGTGAAGCCCGCGTCCCAGCGCGCGGGGTCCGTCACGCGCGCTGTATAGATCACGCTCAGCGGACTGGCGTTGGTCAGGATCACGTTGATGTAGGCGCCGGTCGAGTCCTTGTCGGCCGCGACCTCGCAGAATGTCTCGGGCAGCAGCAGAAGCGGCGCGTCGTTCAGTCGCCGCACGCGCAGGCAATCGATCGGCACTGCGTACTTGTAGGCCCAGCGCGCCGGCGGATTGAGAAGCGCGCCCAGCCCCGCCGTGACGCGGGCGAAGTTCCAATCGAAGGCCCGCAACAGGCCATCGCGCGCCAGCGCGAAGTGCGTCGCACAGGCGGTCGCCTCTGCCGAGCCCTCGTCGAGGCTCGCTATCTTGCTGCGCGTGCCGCAATGGGAGATGGCGGCGTTACAAATGTCGCTGATCGAGGCCATACGCTACTCCGGCCAAAGGAAGGATCGGAGGAGGACGTTCGCCCTCCTCCGCCACGGTTAGTTCACCTCAGGCCACGTAGGCGCGGGCGTAGGCCGGCTGCAGATCGAGCGACGGCACCAGAGAGGCCTTCAGCACGCCGCCCGTCATGACGGCGGTGGCGATCACATAGTTGAGGCGGATGAAGCGCAGCGTGCCGCCCGGCACCTCGCCCGGCAGGAACTTGTAGCCCTGCACGAGCGACGCCACCGGAATGGCATCGGACTGCGCCAGCGTCGACCACGAACCCGGCAAGCCGGAGCCGTTGTCGGGCGCGGTCTGGAACTGCACCTGCAGGGTCGCCGAGCCGCCCGACGTGAAGGCGGTCGCAACCTGGCAGAGCAGCATCAGCTGGTCGGTCACCGCGCCGCCAATGTCGCGCGCGATGCCGAGATCGATGATGTTGGTCGAAACCGTGCTGCCCAACGCAGTCGGGTTGTCGCCGGTGTCGGCCGAGAACTGGTTCTGTTTGTCCAAGAGCATGATGTTTCTCCGAGGGTTTCGGCTCGGGTCAGACGACCCTCGCCTCCGTGTTGGTGATCTGGTCGCAGATGCGGATCGGAACGCCACGGAAAGCCGTGTAGGGCTTCGAATCGCGGGTCTCGATCGTCAGAAAGTTGTTGGTCTTCGCCATTGCCTGCGTGTCGAAAGCCGTGCGGACGGTTCGATTGCAGTAGAAGGAGAAGTTGACCTGGCCCGGCTTGGTCGCGGTGCCGCCGGCAGCACCGGGCGGCGGCGAGTTCCCCGCCGCACTGATGAACGGCACCTTGTTCACCGCCGCGATCAGGAAGTTGATCAGGTTCGACGTGGTGACCGCGCCGGCCGTGACGTTGATGTTGGCGACGCGCACAACGAACCGCCAATCCCGCACCGAGAGGCCGCAGTCCCACTTAAAGTGCGTGCGGTAGCCCTGGTAGACGTTGTTGTTGGCGTCGTAGAGCGGGACCTCGCCGAGGTCGCGCACCTGCAGCCCGGCCTTGCTGCCCTTGGGGAAAAGGCCGTGCACTGTGTTCTGGCCCCAGCCGATCAGCCAGATCGAGCTGTTGGTCGAGCCGGAGCCGCCGGCGTCGATGACATTGTTGGCGGTCTGGCTGTTGGCGGTGTTGACCGTGCTGAAGCGCGGACCCAGGCCGACAAACCGCTCGGGAGTCGACGTGGTGTTGCCGTAGAGCACGGTCTGCTGCATGCCCTGGTTCATCGCCTCGATGAAGGCCATGTCCTCGCCGAGCCGGAACTCGGCGGTGTTGCCGTTGAGGTCGGCCAGCGCCTTGTCGATGTCCGAGTAGGACTCGAGCATGCCGGTGGCGTCGCGCACCTGGGCGGTGTTGCTCTTGGACTTCTGCACGCCGTAGTTCAGCAGGCGCCAGGTGGCGACCGGCAAACCTGTGCGTACCGTGGTCTTGTGGCCGGCGCCGTCGTTGCACTGCATCCACAGCATGTCGGTCAGCATCTCGTTGGTCTGGCCGAGCAGTTCGATGACCGCGGCGGGAATGCCACCGGGATCCAGACGCGTGGCCCACTCTGCGAGGGTCAGCGCCGAAGACGAAAGGGTTGCCATTTACGCTACTCCTTAGCCACCTTCTGAGGTGGCCTCTTGGTTTCCTATTCGGCGCCGCCCTTGGGTTGAGCGCCGTAGATGACTTCGGCCGGCGACCGCGG